GTCAATACCATTGCCAGCGTGTTTGCAGGGCCTTTGGATGCATTACGCGCTTATAACGCATTATCTTTGTTCGGCACATCCTTGCCTGCAACAAATACCAATACACCGGCTCGCAAGGTTGAATCAGAAAATCAGCAGGCAACCACAGGTTTCATCAAACAAACCGCCACCATTGAGGCGGCGCGTACATCCAGCGTGGTTGTGCCTGATAGCAGTGCTGTCGCCACGGTCATACGTGATGATTTGGCAGAGCGTTTGGATATTTTGGCAGATACTGCATCTGATGATATGTATGTGGTATTGATGGATTTACGTGCGGCAGTCGTCAAAGATTTAACCAGCCGCGCTGCACAGTTGCCACAAATCAGCCAATTCACACCTTTAAGTATCATGCCTGCTTTGGTGATTGCACAGCGTGTGTATGGCGATGCCAAGCGTGAATCAGAGATTGTGCGTCGCAATCGCATTCACCATCCAGGCTTTGTTTCTGGCGGCACGCCGCTGGAGGTGCTCAATGCCTAAAGCAGTACTTTTGGTCAATGGCAAAGAATATGCAGGCTGGCAGTCGGTTCGTGTCACCCGCTCGCTTGAGCAGGTTGCAGGCTCATTTAGTTTGGGTGTGACGGATATATGGGATGCGTGGAGTCAATCATCGGGCATGGGTTCCATCAAAGAGGGTGATTTCTGTCAAGTGCAGTTCGGCGGTGAAACGATCATCAATGGCACGGTTGATGATCGCAGCGTGTCGTATGACAAAGAAAGCCACAGCATCAGCATCACAGGTCGTGATGCCACAGGTGACTTGGTGGATTGTTCGGTTGTACCCACGCAGATTAAAGGGCAAACACTTTTGCAAATTGCTAAACAAGTGTGCAAACCATTCGGTATTCCAGCACTTTCAAATGTGGGTGTCGGAGCGGTGTTTGGCAATCGAACATTTGAGCCTGGGCAATTGTGTTTTGAGCTGCTGTCATCGCTGGCAGCACATCGCGGCTTGCTACTTGTATCCGATACCTTGGGGAATCTGGTGATTACCAAGCCAAGCAAAAATCGCTCGGCTGGAGCATTGGTCTTTGGCGAGAATATCCTAGCCTGCAATGGCACGGCTTCGATGCGTAATCGCTATCGTGATTATGAAGCGCGCCATGAAACCCCGCAGTTTGATGGGTTATCTGGTGAGGCAGCTACACAAATAAAAGCCACAGCCCATGATCGAGGCGTGTTGCGCTATCGTCCGCTGACTATTCAAGCTGATGATGCCACAGATTTGCAAAAGAAAGTCTTGTTTGAGCGCAATGTCCGCGCCGCGAAAGCCAAGCCTTTGACATACACCGTTGCAGGCTGGCTTGCAGATGATTTTACATTGTGGAAAGAAAACACTGTAGTGAGCATCACCGATCCACATCAACAGCCGCCGCTTGATGCGACTGATATGCTGATTTCAACCGTGTCATTTATTCGTGATGAGAATGGCACACGCACTGAAATCAGTGTGGTTGCGCAGGGTGCATTTGATGTGCTGGCAGTGCCTGAACAGGATGTGACAGCATGGCCATAACAATTTTTCAGGATAGACAAATTGCACGTGCTTTAGCGCGCCCTATGGGTAGCGCACATGGACGTGTGCTATGAGATTAATTGAGAAGATGCTCGCACCGCTAAAACGTCGCGTGGCTTTATTGGTCACGCGTGGCGTGGTGAAGCTCATCAAAGATACAGGTGGCTTGCAAACATTGCAGCTCACAGCACTAGCAGATGAAACACTGGATGGCGTGGAACGCATCCAGCAATACGGCATCACATCGTATCCTCACCCTGAATCTGATTGTTTAATTTTAAATGTTGGCGCAAGCCGCTCACACCCGATTGTCATTGCGGTGGATGATCGCCGCTATCGCTTGAAATTAGCTGAAGGTGAGGTGGCTTTGTATGATGATCTTGGGCAAGCCGTAAAATTAATGCGATCAGGTATTGTGATTGAATCAGCACTAGGCACCACGCACAACGGCGATATGACTATCAACGGCAATATGGCAATCAACGGCGATATGACTACCAACGGCAACGGCGTTGTTAGCGGTTCGTTGAGTGTTGGCGGCATTGATTTTTCAAGCCACACTCATACAGGTGATAGCGGCGGCACGACAGGAGTACCGCAATGACCGATATGGCACTTGTTTTTGACCCAGCCACCTTCAAAGCCGACATTGTTTTGAGTGGCAGCGATGCTTTGATTGATAACAGCTTACAGACAGCAGTGATGCTTTCTCTTTTTACCCATGCTCGCGCTAATAAAGATGATGTGTTGCCCGATGGTGGTGATGATCGCCGTGGCTTTTGGGCGGATGCCTATAACGAGTTGCAAGATGATCGTTTTGGTTCGCGCTTGTGGCTTTTATCACGCGAAAAACAAACGCCTGCTGTGCTCAATCGCGCCCGTGAATATGCGCAAGAATCATTGCAATGGCTCATCGATGATGGTGTGGCGGCAGCGGTGGATGTGAACGCGACATGGCTACGCAAGGGTTCTTTATCACTTAAAACAACCATTAGCAAACCATCAGGAAAAAATCTGACATATCAATTTGAACAGCTTTGGAGAGTGGCATAATGGCGTTATCAAGACCTGATCTGCAAACATTATTGAGCCGCGCACAATCGGATATTAGCGCACGTTTACCCGGTGCCGATCCAACCTTGCGCCGCACGCTTTTGGGCGTGTTGGCTCGCATACAGGCAGGCGGAACACACGGCTTGTATGGCTATCTTGAATGGATTTCCAAGCAGATATTGGTGGATACTGCTGATGCAGACATGCTTGATCGGCATGGTTCCGTGTGGGGAGTGCCGCGCAAGCAGGCAGTGGCAGCCAAGGGTACTGTCACATTTACAGGTGTTGATGGCAGCAGTATCGGTGTAGGCACGCTTGTTCAGCGTGGTGATGGTGTGCAATTCACCACCGATGCGGTGGCAAGCATTGCGGCAGGCGTTGCCAGTGTAGCTGTAACAGCTGTGGTTACTGGCATTAATAGCAATACCACATCATCAAGCGCGTTGTCGCTGGTTTCGCCAATTGTGGGTGTGGATAGCAATGTGGCGGTGGATGTTTCAGGCATTACAAACGGTGCAGATCTGGAACTCGATGGAGATTATCGAGTGCGTATTTTATCGCGCATTCGTGCAGCAGCACATGGCGGCAGTAGCAATGATTATATCACATGGGCTTTGCAGGTGGCTGGTGTCACCCGCGCTTGGGTATATCCGCAAGAATTAGGTATTGGCACAGTCAGTGTGCGTTTTGTTGTTGATAATGATCCAACAAGCCTGATCCCAGATGCTGCCAAGATAGCTGCGGTGCAGGCGTATATCGATGCGGTTCGACCTGTGACGGCTGATTTAACCGTGGTGGCTCCTGTGGCTGCACCGATAGATATGACGATTCAGCTTACGCCTAATGATGCTACAACACAGGCTGCGGTCACGGCAGAGCTGAACGATTTGATTTCTCGCGAAGCCATACCTGGCGGCACGATTCTTATCTCCCATATCCGCGAAGCTATTTCGATTGCAGCGGGTGAAACCAACCATGTGCTTTCTGTCCCAGCTGCGGATGTGACCAATACCACAGGCAATATTGCTACGCTTGGAGTCATCACGTGGCAATGACGCTTGATGATTATCGCCAGCAATTGATGGCACTACTGCCGCCATCGGATGTGCTGGATATATCGGATGGTTCACAGTTGTGGAGCCTGCTCGATGCTATGTCTGCCGAGCTGGTGCGTGTGGATGGTCGTGTGGATGACTTGTTGCGTGAAATGGACCCGCGCAGTGCATCTGAATTATTAAATGATTGGGAGACCGAGCTTGGCTTACCAAGCGCCTGTGCGCCCTTGGCAATATCGTTGGGCGAACGCCGTGATGCAGCGCATACCAAATTAACGGAACGTGGTGGCCAATCTCGCCAATATTTTATTGACCTGGCTGCCAAGCTTGGTTTCACCATCACAATCACAGAATTTAGGCCTTTTGTCGCGGGATCACTCGCATCTGATGTAATCAGCAATGGCAGCGATTGGATTCACACTTGGCAAGTCAATGCGCCCGCACAAACAGTTCGCACATTTACGGTTGGATCAGGCACAAATGAAGCCCTGGCAAATTGGGGTAATACCTTGCTCGAATGCGCCGTAAACGAAGATAAGCCAGCACACACACACGTTATTTACGCATACGGAGGATAAGACATGCAAAAGATTGCAGGGGCGGGAGCAACCGCTCAAAATACATTTACCAAAGGGGACCCAGCAACGGGGGTACCCGCAACAGAAGTTACACAAGAATGGCTGAACACCATGCAAGCAGAACTTGTTTACATTGTTGAGCAGGCAGGTTTAACGCTTGATTCGCTGGATAATACACAAGTGAAAGTAGCGATTGATATGATGATTGCAGCTCAAGGTGCGGCAGTACGCCAACAATCAACTTTAGCACAAGCCATCGCTGGAACTAATACAACAACAGACATGAGTCCAGCAGCGGTCAAACAAGCGATTGTTGCATTAGGAAGCAAGGGGCTTGGCGAGGGTCAGACTTGGCAGAATATGACTGCAAGCAGGACTGCTGGCGTAACGTACACGAATACAACGGGTCGCAGCATCTTTGTGACGATAACAGAAACGACAGACGTTGTTGCAACATTGTATGTCGATGGAATAAGAGTTTCATACAAGTATGGTGCTGTCAATAACTCGAATTTATCCGCGATTGTACCTAACGGTTCGACATATAGGTTTACAGGCGGGCTATATTCCAACGGCTGGGCGGAGTTAAGATAATATGAAACATTTTGTAGAGAATAAAACTGGCAATGTAATTGGGTATGATAGCGTTGAGCAGGCTGATTTAATAAGTGGGCTTGATATGTCACTTTATACAGCTATAACTAAGCTGCCAACATCCGCTGAGGTTTGGGATGTTAAAACCAAGTCCTTTAAAGTCGATGCTGTAAAAACTGCTGCTGAAAGAGCATCTGTAATCAATGTGGCATGTGCGGCAGATATTGTTGGTGGTTTTTCATCATCCTCCCTAGGCATTGCACATACTTATGATTCAGCAATGGAAGATCAGCTAAACCTAATCGGTGCGGCTGGTGCGAACATTGATTTGTTATACACCTGCACCGATGCCGCAGGCGTGAAAGATGCGGTACTGCACACAGCAGCGCAGCTCAAACAGGTGTATGCCGATGGTGTGGCTCATAAAACAACGCAGCTTTCAAAAGCGCGGGCATTAAAGGTGCAGCTTGATGCTCTGGCGGCTAATGCGGCAACCACGCAGGCTGATATTGATGCGGTGGTTTGGTAATGCATCGAAATGAATTGATCGTGCAGCACGTTACCCCTGAAAAATGGTGGCAGCGCGCGCGCTGGAAGCTGATTCAGCCGCTAAATATTGCCATGCATCTGATTCCAAAAGATTTTATCACTGATGGTGTCTCAACACCGCTATTGATGGCTTGGCTGGTATCGCCCACGGGCAAAGCCATGCGAGCAGCTGTGTTGCATGATTATCTCTTATCAAAGCTTAAAGATGGCGAAAGCCGCAAGGCAGCTGATAAAGCCTTTTTTGCAGCCATGCGGATTTGTGGCGTGTCGTATTTCCGCGCATCGATGATGTATGG